AACCATCTAGAGGAGAGGGTACATTGGTGGACCATGTTGTAGATCCACCAGCTTCCGGAGAATTTGGATTTGGCAATCCTATAAAAGTATAATATTTGTTACTAGTATCTCCAACACCAGAAACACTTTTAACAAAATTTTCAGCGTTCAATATTCTGAATTGGTCTGATATAATAGCAGGCATTTTAGTTTGTACTTTTCTTTATTTAGTTACTATTGACCAGTAACTGGTTTTGTTCTAATTAATTTGGGTGCCGTGGATAATCCAGTCAATCCATTTTCAGTATAAGTTTCAAATGATTTGCCACCCTGGAGACTTAATGATCTATTTTGGAAATCATAAAGTTTTGACCAACTATATCTTCCATAGAAACCATTGGTATTAATTCCCGAGAACACTAAATTGATATCATCATATTCTCCTCTACCAGAAACGGAAACAGCATTATCATAATCAGGTGCAAAATGACAGGTTACGGTAACTATTCCCAAAGATGGTGAAGTAACATCTTCAACAACGTATACACCATCTATGAATGATGTTGCTATTCCAACAATAGAATTTGGATAATTTGACATTCCACCTAAGAATGTTGATATGGCAACTAGGTTGCCATCAGTTTGTACATTACTATTTGATATTACGAAATAATCACCTTTTGTAAGTTGTGAATAACTTATTCCAAAACTATTAAGTGAAGAATAACCAATACCTAAGGTACTGTTATCATAAGTTTCCGATTGCAAAACAAATTCCAACTTTGGAGAAGTTGTGCCAATTCCAGGTGTTCCTGCTAAGAAAGTATTTACGCCAACGATAGATCCATAATCACCAGTAACTTTGAAAGACTTGACTGTTTCTTTCTTATAGTTATCGGATTCAACAATAGCAACTGGAATATTATCTTGAACATAACCAAATCCACCATCTGTAACTGTTACGGAAACTATTTCTCCATTGGAAACTGTTGATTCTGCAGTGGCTTTATGATATGTTGCTGTAGTTTTTATGATTGTGGCAGCTGCGCCCACAGCGACATATCCACCATCCACCAACAAAGAGTCTACCGAAACCAAATCATTTATATTATTTGATTGTAGTGTAGATCTATATGTCCAATCAGAAAGATCAAAAGAATAATATAACTTATTAACAGAAGTTAGGGCCAAATACAATCCATCGGTGTAACGTATCTTTATAATATTTTCTGAGGGATTTATATTATTTGAAATTGGTTGATAAGTGTCTCTAGTTAATGATTTTACTATCGTAGCGTTATCTCCAACAATAAGAATTTGAGTTCCATCGAACCCAACATCATTAAAGTTCTGTAAAGGAACACCATTCAAATGTATATCCCAAATAGTACCATCATTTGAAGTAATAACGGTTCCATTATTACCAACAGATGTAAAGTAACCATTTCCATAAACAATTCCATTTAGATCTGCAATTACACCAGAGTATCTGTTAGTTAGTTTTGAAGTAGTCAATCCTGGAGAGGAGAAAATAGAACCACCTGTACCAACAGTTACCCAGGAATTAGATCCGAAGGAAATTCCATTTAGAGTACCAACATATGTACTTGCATTTTCACCAATTACTCCAGCACCAGGCAAAGTAACATCTTCTTTAAGTGGAAGTTCCGTCCATGAAGTCAATGTATTTGCATAACCAGTGGCATAACTTACTTTTCCTAACGTACCGACAGTATAAATTACATCAGTACTACCAGAACCAACAGCGTGAATTGAAGTTAGATTCACTGTTGATCCCACTCCAACATTGCCACTAACCCAGTTAGTTCCATCGAAAGAGTAGGAATAGAGTGAACTATTTCCAACAGCAACAAACTGTTTGCCAGCACTAACTGCATTGAATGAGTCAGTTGTAGTTACTCCAGAAACAATAGTAGAAGACCAGTTATAAACAGGATCTTTTAATTTTATAGCAGACTCAGATACTACAACTTTTGGAGATAATGTGTTTGCATATCCAACTCCACCGAATGTTACAGATATTGAAGATACTGTAGATGCTCCAGAAACAGTGCAAGATAACGTTCCTTCTTGAATGAGTTTATTTTCAAGGATAGTAAAATCTCTTAGGTTTTCATTTAGTCCATCTATTTCAGAGAATAATGGGAAAGCATTATCAACATAAATTTCAGTATCCCCCGCAGCAATATCTTTGATTACGGTAGCTGTTGGATATAGTTTAGATTTTAGGTTAGTTCTAGCCTTAGAATAAAGAGATCCGGAAATAATCCTATCGGTAGTTTGTTTTTTCCAATTTAATGGTCTAGATTTAGTAACATCAGAAACAATACCAACACCACCATAAACAAAGGTTGTAAATTGATCACTAGTGTTTAAATTTTTAATAATTCTTTCAGTTTGATCTTGATCAAATAAATCATTTCTATTTTCTTTTATTTGAATAACATCACCTGGTTTTAATGTTTCTGGTGGAGTAATTTCTTCAACATCTCTGTATGATCCTCTATAATATAGAACTGTACAACTTGAATTTTGAACAGGTGGCTCTGTAAATATAATTCTACTTCCTCTGAAGGTGTATGCCTTCTGTGGTGCCTGTAAAATATCATTGATGAATACAAATATATTATTTGTGATATCTAAATCAGATCCATCCACAGTATTAAGATTTAGTACTTGTCTAATTCCAGACTCAGTAATTGATAAAGTAAACTTAGTTCTGAAATTATTGAATGCAGAACTAATATCATCAAATATAATGAATTGTCCTGGATATAACCCATTAAATGTTGAACTTTGTACTTCGTCTACTGTAAATACTAACTCTTCCACTACTGCATCCGATACAGTAGGAATACCAACTACTTTCAATTGATCTCCAGTTTTGTATCCAATACCAGGATCATCAAATTTGAATGAAGTAATACTTGAACCTTGACCTACAGTAACAGTAACCTTTGCTTTTTGCCCATTACCACTGGTTCCATCAATGTAGTCAATATTTAAATTACTATATCCTGTCGGTATTCCAATAACAACTCTAGGTGGAGAAGTAATAGCATATCCAGTTCCACCATCAATAACTTGAATTTCGGTTATTTGGCCAAGAGTGGTTCCACTAGTACCAACAACTGCAACTAAACTTGCTCCACTACCAACAGTTGATGCAAGACTTACTACAGGTGGATTTCTATATCCAGAACCAAGTCCATCCAGAATTACGGATGAAATTGTGCCAGAGACTGAAACTACGGCATCCGCAGTTGCAACTATACGTGGTTGATACCCAAAGGAAGTGCTAATAGATACTTTGGAGATTTTTCCAGCGCTAGGTGTTCCAGACAAGAATCTAAGAACATTTGCGCCTGTACCATCAACTGTAAAATCTTTATTTGGTACTTGGAAAACATTATCAATAAAGATAAGTGGGATATTATTGATAAGTGTTGATGAATTAATATCATTATATAATGTTGTTGTTGTGGATCCATTAACAGTTATTGTAAAATCTGTAGCTGCAATGCCAGTAAATGATCTAGAAATGTCATCAATAACAAGGTTTTGATCTACTGGTTCAGTTCCATCAAACTGTCTAGAAAATACTCTTCCATTAAAGGATGATCTTGTTTCAAGTCCAACTGGACCAGTTGGACCATATGGAGGTTGCGTAAAGAATACTGTATCTCCAATAATATTATAAGATCCAACCAAAACAGTTACAGCTGCTCCAACAGTATGGACACCAGATGAACTTCCAAGGAATCCTCTCTCAACAGTAATTTCACTAGAACCAACAGATAATGTCTTGATCAACATATATTCTTGGTCTATATTTAAAATCTCTCCACTAGAAACCGAATTTATTCCAGAAGAAACTGATATTATTGTAGTTGATGCTGAAGAAACTGGAGATGTCAATGAAATGTCAATTAAATTAGTTCTAATTGGAGGTTGAACAACACCATCGATAGAAATTATTGAACTTGCATTTGGAGAAGTATATGACAGACTATGATTACCTGTTCCAAGATCTGTTATTTCTAAGAATGAAGCACTAGTGGATAATCCAAGAAGAGCAAACTGATTATCATTAAGTTTGTAACTATAAACAACAGATGGTAACTTATTGACGCCAAGAACTAATGGAGTAACTTCAATGTAGTCATTTGTGTCGCCACCAATATATGTTCCGGCTATGGAAACTACTGATGATTGTGAATATCCAGCCCCACCATTTACAACTTGAACATCGGATACATATCCAGAACCATCTCTTGTTACATTAAATGTAGCTCCATTAGAATCATTTGAAGGAACATTTAGATAAGTTTCATTTGCTTGAGTTTGAATTCCACTCGGACCAACATTGGAAATTACAAATGTTAGGTCATTTGTTGGGTTGACACCACCCATGAAAGTTCCAGCTATTGATACTGATTCACCTAGAGAATACCCACTTCCACCAGATGTTAAAACTACAGATGTAGATAATGGTTGTCCAGTTGATGGAGAATATGTAATCAATACATTAAATGTAGCATCAGTTCCTGTAGTTCCATTTCCAACAACTTGAGTATATTGTTTAAATGATGGTCCAACAGGAGACAATACCGTAGATACTCCAGTAACGGTTGTAGTTATAGCAACAGGATATCCATTTTCAAGTATTGCGGTACCTTCAATATTACCGACTTGCATTAAAATTGTTCCAGCAACACCAACATATGAAGTTGTTGCGATTCCTATTGGTGATCCATCTTCTACAACATATGACAATTCATGACCTATCTGATAATTATGGTTTACAATATTGAAAGTATTTGTTTCTACATCGATAATTTCTGCATCTGAGGAATCAAAAACATGTTTGAATAAAGATGTTCCATTATTCGTTAATTTGAAACTACTTAATCCAACAACAGCACCACCTAACGACAGTTTTGGATAATATATCTCTGGAGCAACAGCAGTACCAAATCCTATGATATTCGTGATAATTCCAACATAATTAGCAAGACTTGTTCTTACATCAGCGCAATCGACGGTTCCAAAATTTTCCTCTGGTAAACTTGCAAGGCTACTATTTCCAATTGCAACTGTCAATATTCCAACTAATGTATCAATGTTAGTTTGTACATCAGCGCAAGAATTGGGATCGGTGTTAAATCCAGTAACCGGATCTGCCGTTATTGTCAAATCTCTAGAATACAGTTGATTTGTTATCGCCTGTTTCATATAATTTCTTGCATTATCAAATACTAGGAGTGATTGAGCCTCTTCACCGAGTAATCCATCTGTTCTAGCTGCACCAGCACCATCAAAATATTTTTTAGTATTGTATATTGTATGTTGATTAGTGCCATATGAGAGATCTTCAGCAACTCCATCAATAATATAACCCAGATCTCTAAAACACTTAGAACCACCAGTTGTGTACGTTCCAACATTTTCTGCGGGAAGACCAGCTGTTGATCCAGCTGATATTACATTAGTGATTATAGAAACAAGACTTACAATATCTGCTTGAACATCTGTACAAGCATCAGAACTTATGTTGCTTACGGTTGTACCTACTCCATATACAGGTTGTCCAGGCGATACTGTTAGATCCTGAATTGTCAGTTGGTTCGAAACCGCAGATTGCATTCCAACTCTAGCCAAATTGAAAGCAAATACGGATTCTACTTCTTCACCAAGTAATCCGTTTGATATTGGTAATCCATTTTCAAAATAGAAGTTTACAAATTTTCTAGAATAATTATTTCCACCAGCAAAAACATCCAGGGACACCGCATCAATAAAGTATCCAAGGTCTCTCTTACACTTATCTTCTGTTGCGGATACTCCAGGATAAGTTACTAAAGTATTATCCCAAGCATAATCTATGATTTCTTGTTTGTTCTGTTGGATTAATCTATATCCATCGTAATATCTTGAAAGTTCATTGGTTTGCAAATCTCCTGGGAAATAAAAATCTGGATATTCTAATGCAATTTTAGCAAGTGATCTATCTTGGATTTCTCTCTTATTTGCAACAATAAGATTTCTAGAGTCCTTATATCTACCTTGATCATAATTTAATGGATCCTGAATAACATCAAAATTAAATGTTTGAGTTACGGAAGTTTGATATAAGGTTGGTGGAGTTTGATTGTTAATAATATACTGTCCAATAAACTTAACGTAAGTATATGCGAATAGAGTTTCTTCAGTTTCATTTGTAACATATGAAGAACCAGCATTCCAGTAAGCTAATCCAGCCTCAACAGATTTATTATTTGAATTATATTTCAAATCATGAGAAACTGCATCTACTATGAAACCAGTATCTCTTAAACACTTTTCCCTACTATAAGTTGTACTTAATCCAATATTTGGATAATTGAATTCGACAAAAGAAACAACTTCCTCCTGAATAAATTCTCTATTTACATCCAATAGATTGGCAGCATCTGCATATCTTCCCCTGAATACGAATTCTCTAGTTCCAGTAAATTGATCTCCGATATCATCGATGACTACAATTTTATTTGTTTTATTTAAAATAAAAGGTTTTAAATCTGGTCCAATATCAATAAAAACATTTTCAGAGTATCCATTGTCCAATAAAAGATCTTCATAAACCAATGCAAAATTATTTTTGTTATAGAAACTATTCTCTGAGTCAACGTTGATCGATAATACAGAGTCCGACTGGGATAAAGTCGGTTTCATATTAATTGATTTTGCTATACCGACTGTAACTGCACTTTCAGAAGGTTTTGTGAAGAGAGTATAATCTGAAAACTCTTTAAATCCAGATGGATGGACTATAGATCTTACCGACTCTCTCCAAGTTTCATAAGGAACATCACTTCTTAATGAGTAAGCAAATTTTTGATAATAGAAGTTGTCAGAAATTCTTTGTTGACTATCATTTAGTATTCCATAAAGATTTGATGGAAGAGTTTTGTCTCTTAATACACCAAGATCGGAAGTTATTAGGAAATTATTCAAATACTCGACTGTTCCAACAGTGTTTGACTCCTCACCTGTTATTTTATCTCCAACTCTTAACACACCTTCAGCATCAGTAACTCTCAGTTGATTTAATTCATTCGTCCAACCATTTTCTAGAACTCTAGCAGAAAAATCAAATGCAGTTACTTTCTCAGAAGATTGATAAGTAACATCATCAACCAATATCATTTCAAAAGATGCCATGTCTTTTTTATTGACTACAGTTCCCGGTCTCTCATCACTATAAGTTCCAAAAGTTCCTGTAGATATTCCAGACATACTATAGGTAACTGTATAATTTGTAGTATTAACTCCAGTTACGGTGAAGAAGGAATGATCATATTTTTCCGAGTTGAAATTAGCAAGTCCACTGGTATCGGGAGTAAGTTTGCAATTTTCTACAAAAATTTCGTCACCTTCAGAGAATGGGAAATCTATTTCAGTTTTTCCATATCCAATAGTAACCAGTGGATTTAAGGTTGGGTTGTTCAATAATTCTAACGTTACCGAATCACCAACTACACTAATATTATCAATGTCATAACCATTTGAGTTGAATATTGGAATAATTTCCAAAGGTTCTGCCAATGAAGTAGAATTCTTAATTATTTGAACATCAACAACTGCACCTAAAGATGTTCCACTAACAAGTTCAATTTCATCATTACCCTTAACAAACAGTAAAGGAGCTGAATTGTAGTTTTTGCCTCCATTAAGGATATTAATTCTGTCAATTGTTCTTATATCTTTTATTCCAACTACAACAGTTCCTCCCAACTGAGGTGATAATGTTGGATCCGTTGGATAATCAAATCCATCTTTGACTCTTTCTATTAACTCAACTTTTCCAATATTGTTTGAAATGAGTCTCAAAACAGCGTCCTTACCCCTGTCTGTATCGACGCCAGTAATTAACGGAAGTCTAGTATAACCCCTACCCTCAAAATTAATTTTAATGTCTTCTATGGGTCCTTCGGCGGTCTTAGAGACGGTAGAATATGTCGGAGTAGCTGAATCAAATATTTCTATATCAGAATCTGTAAGTTTTTTGTCGGAGTTAAATGAAAATGTCTTAGAATCTATAATAAGATCCGTTTTTAATTTTTTAGTTAGTGGATGTTTAACGACCTTTAACTGACCACGACCAACAACATCAGTATCAAAGGATATCTGATTTTTTGTAGTATCTAGAGGGCTTGCGGGTTTTAGAGTATAGAATAGAAGATTTGGGAATCCTTCTATAGAAGTATCAAGTTGAACATAAGATCCGGTAGATCCACTAGTTCCAAATCTAGTGATAGCAAAAGAACTTTCAACAGAACCAATTAATTCCACTCTCTTGGTATAAGTATTGTCTGAGTAGAATTCAAGTCTAAGATCTACTAATGATGGATCTGACAGATCAAATTTTAATTTTGATCCCTCATACACTGTTATTGGTGGATTTACCAGGTATAAATCTTGAGATCCACCCGCCGAAAATGCGGTGAATGATATTTCATTTGCAGAATTTATATCTGTTTTATTATTACATAATGAAATTTTATAATTATCTTTTTTAAGAACAAAGTAAATATTGGAACTTTGAAGACCTCCTATTGCATTTTCTGCAAAATATGCAACTTTATCTCCATTTTTCAAAGAAAGTTCCGATGATGCAATATCAATGGTGTTATCATCTGTAGATACTTCAGCATTTGTAAAACTTATTTTGTTTACAAGAATTTTTCTATTTACATTATCAAAATACAGACTATACTCATTTGTACTAGAATCTTTAACCTTTAAATCGATAATATCAGAAGTTACTAGTCCATGATCAGTTTTGGTAGTTACTACACCAGAATTCCTCGTTACAGAGCATCTAATAGTGTCAAATTGAGTTGTTAATGAATGTGCTGCTCCAATGACTCCATAAGACTCCTCAAGAGTCCAGAATTCTACAGAATTTAAATCTGTACCTATACCAGAAATTGTCGTAAATCCAACAGTAGAAATTCCAATATGATCTCTATCAAAATTAACCGCATAGACTGTTTGATTATTATAAATTGCGAAAGAAACTGCACTACCAACTTGATTTGCATAAAGAGAAGTTCCACCAAGTCCAATATTGTATGTTAGTGGTTGTCCAGTATAGAATTTATGTCCAGGAATGTAAATAGTTCTTGCTCTAAGATTTCTGGACTCAAAAGTTCCACCAAATCCAACTACTGTACGGGTAATACCATCAGTTCCCGTACCCACGGTTTCAATTGGATTAAAGAAAGTAACATAGTTTTCTTGGTATAACTTATTGAAACCCAGTTTATTGGAAAATTCAAGAGATTTTGGTTTTAAAGTTACAAATTCCAATCCTGCTGTATGAATTCCAGTATTTTCTAATCTATTGACATAGAATCCAGACCTTTCTGGGGAAACTTTAGTGATCAATAAATTTTCTGTGCCGATTCCAATAAAATCATTATCAGAAAAACCGCTTACGTCTTTGACTTTAATGAAAGTGGAAACTCCAGTTGAAGCTTCTAACCCAATATCTTCCAATAGTTGAACGGTTTTACTATCAACTTTAATAATTTGAGTTTTTTCCAGTAAAGAAAGACTTATGGTAGAAATACCACTTATTGAGATTGGTTCCTTATCTACTAATCCATGGGGTTGATCAAAAACAACTTTAAAAGTATTATTTTTGGGAATTATATTACAATCTGAGAAAAATCTCTTAACTATTGAAGCATTTTCTACTTGTTTACCACCAATTTCAGATACTACTATATTTGCACCATATCCATTAGTATTTTTATTATCAACTAAAATTTTGTCCCCTATTTTATAATCTTTTCCTTTTGAGAATATAGAAATATCTTCTATAGTTCCAGTATTAATCTTAGATACTCTAAACTCTTGTTTGTAATTTTCAAATACTTTATCAATTAAATCATAAGAGGATTCTGAATAATTTAGGTAATATGGACCGGTATTTCTAACTATCTCATTGGTGAAAATATTTTCATCTTGATTGAAAGATGGTAGGAAATTTTCCTCAACGGGTTTATTGTTAAATTGGGGTCCAATAATATATGGATATCTGTTTTTAGCTACTCTGGAAATATCTACATCAACACTATAAAAATATGCATAAACTCCATTTGGATATTCTGGAGTAACACACCATCTTCCATTATATTCATCTAAGTCACCAAAACCATTGTAACTATAGTCGTTAACAAAATATCCAGGAACAAAAGAGGGTGGTCTAAGTCCAGAATCAGTTTCTGCACTCAAACTGTAACTAGAAACTATTTGTCTTACAGACCCACCAGAAACACTAGCATAACCATATGGACCATAAATTGGGTTACCATCATAAGCATATCCAAGAATTGGAGAATGTCTTAAAGCCTCATCAGTTTCTTTATTATCTTGAGTAAAGTTATCTGATAATTGATATCTTAATTTTTTGGGAACATAATAAGAACAGAATTGAAGTCCTGTTAATTCATTTCTACTATTAAGTAGAACACCATCATCGTTGACATTGATAAGATTTCCAAGTTTTTTTACCTGGTCTACTGTCCACTGAGTAACATTTGCCAAAAATCTAGCACCCGTTCCTCTATTCTTCAATAAAAGCGTTGTATCAGAAACTCCATATCCAACTCCACCATCTACAATCTGTACGGAAGAAAGTCTGCCTTCAGGATCTATTACTGGTTCAATCTTAGCAAAACTTCCAGAACCAGAAACAAATATATCGGAGTCAACTCTATATCCACGTCCTCTCTGAACTATCTTGACATCTACTATTTTTCCGTCAACCACAATTGGTTTTAATAAAGCCTCAGATTTTACACTGCTTATTCCGACATCAGGTCTGCGATGAAAATTGATAATATCTGTGCAACCATATCCAACGCCACCTTCAATGACATAAACATCGTCAATTGAACCAAGAACAACCGGTTCCAAAACAGGAGTTATTATGCTAGTCGATCCAAGGGAAGATACAGATTCTACACTAATTACAATTGGGGGATACGATATTGAATGAGTTCCAACTCCAAGAGTGTCGAATTTAATATATCTTTGATTAAAATAGTTATCATCACTAATACTATTAGCAGTACCAGCTAATGATAATTTAAATCTATTTTTATCTATTACCGATACATGATAATAATTTTCCGTAGACATTCCAGAAATTGCAGAATCGGTTGTAGAATACACAACTAATTCTGCATTTGAGAATCCATGATTCCTAGCATAAATGTAAGAATCAAATGTATTGATTCCTGTAGTTTTATTATCGAAACTCAGTACTGATGGAACTTTAATTGTTCTATTAGAATAACCTTCACCAGGATTCTTGACATATATTTCAGTAATAGTATTCTTATTTTTTGATGTGGAGAAGAAGTGGAATCCAGAACTAATTCCTGTTAGATTTACTTCATTCGTTTTGTTTACTGCATCTGTCTTATTATTATATAATTTTATTCTGGTTTCGGTTATAATTCCAACATAATAGAAAGAACCATTTACAATTCCAGGTATGTCTGAGTTTGTATTTGAATTGTAAATTACTTCTTCACCATCATCAAAAATTGCTGGTGTAAGTAGTGAAATGCTATTTGAGGGCGTATCTGTAGCTACGTCTGCTTTAAATCCTTGTGTTATTCTAGAACTTACTAAATTAGATTCTAAAGAACATCCTTTACCATTTCCACCAGAAATATTAATCTTTGGTTTTGATTGATATCCAACTCCAGGAGATATTAGTTTTACGGATTGAATACTTCCAGATAAATTTACATGAGCTTTAGCTCCAATACCTGCAACGTCTGTTATATCAATTGGGGGTGGATTTACAACATCATATCCACTGCCCCCATTCGTAACATCAATAAAATCTACTTTTCCGTAAAATATATTTTCATCAAAATAAGTTGGTGACAACAGTTCTGTTCCA